GTTCCAGATACACTACTTACTTCAAAGTAATCTCCTGATGCCATATTCTGAGCATTGATACCAATAGAGGGTAAATTAGTATTTGCTCCAAGCAAAGAAGAAGTACCAACAAAAAACGGATGAGTAAAGGTAATAGCTTTAGCTCCTGCTCCGCTTGCTGTTAGATTACCTTGTTCTGTTCTTCTCTGTAAAGATGCTGTATAACCTAATTGCGATACCTTTATATCCTGGGCTACATCATTACTTGTAAGTTTTGCTCTAAATTGAAATCCTCTACCTTTATATGTTCCGTTAGCAAAAGTTTGAAAAGCAGTATATGTAGGCGAGCCAGAACTTGGATTATCTTGTGTTACTCTTACTAACATTTCAGCATTAACTTGTGTAGCTGTAGCTCCGTCAAAGTCTGTAATATCATCAATTAAACCTCTCGAATCAAATAAATCTGATGGATAAAAACCTTCTGTTAAGAAATGACGTTTTAAATCAAGACTAAATACCCCACCTAAATCTAAAGTATCTCCACCAGCAGTTCCTCCAAAATCATAAGTACCTTCTGGTACAATTCCACCAAAATCGTCTAATGAACCAACAGCATCAAGATCCGTAATACTGTCAAAATTACCGCTACCAATTAAATTTAATGTGTCAGTTGTCGCATCGAAAGCAACATTAGTTTTTGTTCCCTGAAATTTAGGACTATCAGTATCTTCTCTCCTTGTTTGCGTAACAAGTGGAGCTTGGTTATCTGGCAGATCAATAATTACACTTGTTTCTCCTGCACAGAATCTACCGCCATCATCTTGGAATTTTAAAATATATTCTCCCTCAAGATATGGAACTTCTGCTGTTGTTGTGTTACCAGCTAATGCTTGAATTAAATCAGTGCTATTCGTAAATGTACCATTACCATTGGTTAGAGGAGAATGTCTGACATACACCCTACCTCCATGAGTAACATCTAAATCTGTAGATAAATTCCAACGTAATCTTACTAATTTTTCATTTATTGGCTCGGCTGATAATCCAGTAACATTTGATGGCAATGCAGTTTTACCAACAGCATTAAAAGTTAAATCAGTAGAAGTTGCACTTGTCTGTAATGCAGCATTGTAACTGAATACTTGAAACTCATATGTTCCAATATCAGTATTGAATATTTCAAAATCAGGAGAAGAAACTGTTGTAGAAACAAAGTTACCATTATTGAATCTATAGTTAACTTGATACTGCGTAACACCAACAATAGGTTGCCAACTGACAATAAGTTTAGATACCGCCTGATTATTTATCTCAACTATTTTTTCTTCAGCCTGTAAAGCAGAAGGAGGATCTTTAGGAAGATTTAATACCGATACTGTTCTTGTTGGTAAAGTTGCACCATCTTCAATAAATGCGTACTTTTCATTTACATAAGATAAAGCTGTAATTGCATAATTTATTCCATCAGATTCTTCTACTGTTATTACTCTAAATTTCTGGGCTTGAACTGTATCATCTTGCAATAGCCAAACTGTATTGGCATTTGGAGTCTGAGAAAAAGCAGAAGATACTGTAATAACTGCACCTGAGACACTTGATACTGATTTACTTTCAACAGTTCCATCAGGCAATATGACACTCAATGTTGGATTATTTGTTGTCGGTAAATCTGTTGCAGCAGAATCGTCTACAGTTATTTGAGTAGTTGTAGCTGAACTTACTCTTCCACCTCTTCTAAGACCAGAACGTACAGGATCAGCAATATCAATAACAGCACCAGGTCTTACAACAACACCAGAATCTATAGAAGTTCCAAAAGTAACAATTTCACTTTCATTTTGTTCCGCAAATAAAATAGCCTTTGCTAGTCTCCTAGCCTGACCTCGGCTGGTGCACGCAAATCCTTTTACCTGCTTAATAATTACTCCTAGCTTGGCTATCGAGGCGGTATCTTCATAAACCTCATAATCTATCTCTCTACTATCCATATTGAAGTAGGAAACAGAAATTACAGTATTTCTTGTTTTTAATCCACTTCCTGAGTAATTAAAACCTTCTTCAGTTACATTGGCTAAATTAAATAAATAACTTGCATCTTTTGGACTATCCTGTGCAAGAAGAATACTACCAGCAGACCATATCGGCATACATCTCATAACACCTGCTAGTTCATTTATTAAATCGAATGCTTCACTTGATGATTGAATATTTACATTGCAGCTAAATCTAGCCTCCTGTCCTCCAAATCCATCATCAACAAGAGTATTAGCAAACTTACTTGCAGTAACAAAAGAAAAAAGATCAAGAGAACTTTCTGTTATATGATTGCCAAATCCATAGCGAGTGTCCAAAAGTAAGTCCAGTAGCACCATGCTTGGACACGAGCACCATTGAGCAGCACCCATAACTCCATTGAAAATATAACCATTAGGATAAACAATACGACCAGTTGTACTATCAACGGTAGGAGTACCAGAACTATTTGCACCAGCACCAGGAATCCTTACCTTTATTCCTCTGATACGATACTTTCTGCTAGGTATTGATTGAAACTGCATAGAGTCCAATCGAAGAGAAGCATAGGCACTATTGGCATAAGTATTAGCATCATCAACTATTTCAGCAAAACTTGTCCATTGAAATGAATCCTGCAAAGTTGTATCTGCACTATCAGCAGTAACTCTGCTAACTCTTATATCAACAGGAAAAGCACCTGTAAAATTGATTCTGTAATCTCTTTGGTACGCATCAGCAGTTCTTCCTGTAATTGTGTCAGAAATAATATCAGTAAAACCACCAGAATTATATTGAACAGCAATCTTTAGTGAAACAGATGAACCAAGTAAATCTCCCTTATCTGTTGCTTTTTGTATTTGAGGAAAAGTTATTGTAATATTTGCAGCATCAACATTTGAATTTGTAATCTGCCTAGTAACTGGAGAAGATTGAGTGACAGTAACTCCTACTGCTGTGACAGAAGAACTACTTTCAATACCTTCAACTTTTGTCTGACCTGATGTTCCGAAACGAGGATTAAATGTTACATCTTGAAAGTTAAAATCAGTTGTAGCTGGATTAGTTGAATCAGCAGTTGATTTTAAAACAGGAGTGTCGTTCAGAAATACATCTTTTAATGCAGCATTGTTATATGCAGCAGTTCCTTGTGTTCTGCCTTCTTTTGATGCTGTAGCAAAACCTTCTATCTCTCCTTCGGAAATAAGATCAAGAAAAGTGGCAAACTGTCTGCTGTGTAAAGTGTCAGGAGTTCTTGTTGGTTGAGGTGGGGTAGGAGGAGAAGGCGATCCAGAGCCTCTAATAATTTTAGGATTTGTCATGCTTGTACCTGCTGAGTATCAATCGCACCACTTATAACAACTGATCCTGTCACTATCTCTCCATAAACTATTGGAACGGGAGTACCTGCTCTTGATGTATTTTGTGTACCAGAAAAACTAAATGATAATTGTGGATCTTGCTCAGACTTAAATTCTTTTGGTTTAGGTAAAGGAAATAACATTTCGCTTACACCTGATAAAACTAGACTTGTTCCAAGATATACTGCTGATTTTGCTAAAATTACACCTGTTGTTAATTTTTCAGCGGTCATAAAACCAGTAGGACCTAACATAAAAGCACCTGCAATCAAAGCTGCTCCTAGTAATATTTTTCCAACACCTTTACCAGCACCACTTATAACAGGAACAATATGTATATCTTCCTGTCCTATTGGATGGTGTATTTCATCTTTATCTACTGCATAATTACCAACTTTTACCTGATAATATTGAGGATTCATGTATTTTTCTACTTGCGGAAAATTATTAACAAGAAAACTAACTGCTTTTGCAAGGCTGTCTACCTGTATTTCAAACTCTTTATGCCCTACAAACTCTGCAAGCTCACCATATAATTTTAATTTACGCAACATAACGATACCTACCTCCTGTGCATTTTAACAACCATTGAGAATAAGGCTCTCTACAAGATAGTCTATCGGTTAAATGATGTAAAACATCCCCATCTAAAAAAATAGCTACATGATTTAAACCAGGAGATCCAATAGACATTAGTAACGCATCACCATTCATTGTTTTCTCATCTGGTCTAAGTTCTCTAAAACCAGTTCTCCATGCACAAGTTTCAAACAAGGGATTAAGAATAAACTCTTCTGGTGTTGTAGGTCTATCCCAATCTTTTAATTTAATACCTTTTTCTTCCTTATACCAATCTCTAACCAGGCTCCAACAATCAGTAACACCCCAAACCCACGGTCTACCAAGTAAAGGCGGTTTATATCCACAAGGTTCACAATATCCCCATTGTTCTGTTTTTGGATTAACAATGTGCCATGGAAGATTACTTTGCTCACAACTAATTTTATCCGCCTGACTAGGTGTAGGTGGTGTTACAGGGTGACTATGAACAACGGCTGTTATCTCTCCAGTATTATCTGCTTTTACATAATCTTCTGGATCAATAATAAAACATTGATGATCTGTCATTGAAAGATTACGACAAGGATAATATCTTTGTTTTCCTCGAATATTTAACAATAAACCACAAGACTCTTTAGGATCTTGGTCTTTCGCATGAACAAGTGCTTCTTCTTTCCAAGTCATGCTATAAACGTACCAATCGAAGGAAATTCTGTTCTAGTGCATTGTCTTTTGGGTGCACGAATACCAGCAAGATCAAAAACAGCAGCTAATTCAAAAGAAACAACTTCTCTATTTTCTGATGATTTTCTATCTATTTTATAAATTTCTTGAGGAAACTCGGCTGTAGGATCTGGTGTTCCTAATGGATTTGTACCACCTGGAAAATTAACAGCATCAAGATAACGTGCCAAAGTTCTGATCCTTGTCACAGTAGCACCCGTCAAATCATTTCCTGTTGTTACCTGATTTACATTTAACAAAATAGCTGTAATAGTTCCAAGAGCATTACTGATAGTCAAAGTCGGTCTGGGAAGTTGACCTTTTTGAAAAGCAAAACCTTCTGCCTGTATTGGCATTTTTACATATTGATTACCAGCCCAAGTAACATCTCCGTTAGCATTTAAACTCGTTCCATTATGGAATCTATAAGTTTGTGCAGAACCATGCAAAGTTGCATCAGTTGTTAATGTAAATAATTCAATTATTGCTGAAGGATTGATCTTTTGTAGATCAGTAATAATCGGAGCAGTACTCATGGTTCAAATACTTCTCTAAATGTTGCCTGTATTGTAGCTCTATTGTTATAAGGTATAGACTTATCCCATACCTCACAAACAAATTTCTGTGCACTAGATTCTCCAGGAGCAGTAAAATCAAAGCTATCACTGTCGTTTGCACGGGCATCAAGGAAGGTTTCTATTTCATCTGCTTCCACTTCAGAAACATTAAAAGTAAAATTATAAACTTTAGGATTTTGATGTTCTGCTAATCCAAATAATATTCTATGTTCAAACCCATCAGCAAAACGAATTGTTCTGGTATTTGGTGCGGATCTTTTTTGTTGTCCGTATGTAGGTTTTATTGAAGGAAACGTAGCCATTATGCGAGCATACCTCCTGGTCGTTTTTGTTTAATTAATTCCGATTGTATAGCAACTGAAATCATACGGCCAAGTTCTCTACCTTGTTCTTCATCTCCTTCAACAGAAGAACCAGAGGCATCTACATTAACTACGATATTTGTAGAACCACCTAATTGATGATTTGGAATAATAGTTCCTGCTCTGTCAGGAACAAATAATTCAGCACCTCTCTCTCCTACGATTGAAGGTCTGCCAATAGGAGGTCTACCACCATTAGCAAACTTTTCAAAATTTTTGTATGTAACTTCACCTGGTTCTGCTGCGGTTAAATTAAGACTTGAGAAATGATCAGTGTTACCACTTGCTCCTCCAAAGAATTTCAATCCAATCCCTAATATTTGCATTTGTATTTGTTTTGCAATCATCTGTGCAGCCATATCCAAAAACGCATCTGCTGTACGTTGAAATAGATTTCTTAAAGCGTCTTGTGCTGTCATTGATCCTTTTACTATTCCTTTAAACGATTCTCCAAAAGCACTTCCTATAGTATCTGCTGTGGTTGTAACCATATAACCTACACTCATTAACTTTCTTAGTTCTGCTGATACTGAATCTATTGCAGACGGAATACTATAACTCATTCCCTCTACTTGAAGATTTAAGTCTGAGATTAGGTCTTGAAGTTCTGGTAACGCATCAAACAATTTCTCATAATATTTTGTAATTTCTGCTGCTGCTATTTCTGCGTTTTCTGCTGAAGTGTTAAATATATCTGGAAATACTTTTTCAACCATATCTTCAACAGCTTGTAATTCTTCTTCAAGTTTATCTTTTTGAAATATTCCCTTAAAAATTTTGTCAAATACTGCACCAGGTTGAAATCCTGTTGTAAGAATAAGCAACTTATAATATTGTTTCATAAAATCTAATATTTTATCTTGATTTGAAATTTGTCTTGCTTCTGCCAATTCTCTTTTATAATTTTCTTCTAAAATTAAACGATTAACTTTTAATTGCATATCTTTAAAACTTGTTATTTTGGCTTCTTGCAATAATTGAATTTGTTGTTCAATATTTAAACCATTTTGTTCGTCTAATATTGCTGTCATAAGAGTTTTAGTGTTATTCATAGCAGCTAAATTTTTAAAAGTTTGAGGATTATCACCAAATATAAAAGCAGCAGCTTCACCTGCTTCTCCAAATCGTGCAAACGCTGAAGCAATACCAAGAACTTCATCTTTCGTCATTTTTGTTGTTTTTCTCAAGTTATTAAAACTTTCTCTTGTAAAACCAGCAGAATTTCCAGCATTTATAAATGATCTACTAATTTTTGACAAAGATCTATCTAATTTGTCTTGTTCATCAATAAACTGTCCAATCGCTGTTCCAAGAATAGATAAAGCAAATCCAAATTGACCACCAATAAGACCACCTGCTGCACCACCAACTGCACCACCAACTGCTGCTGTACCTGATTGTCCAAACAATAATGGAAAAGCTCCACCAATGATTGCACTACTAGCAAGATTACCTGCATTTCCTCTTTTTACTCCTGCATTTCTAGCCTTATTATTATTTATTATTTGTTTACCATTCGCACTTAAAATTTTTCCTCTTTTTGCAAGAGTTTGATTAATACGATCTTCTAAAGTAGCTGCTCTATTTATAATTTGTAATTCTGCTCTTCTTTGATTTATAAAACTACCATCGCTTTGTTTAATTTGATTTTTTTTAAATCCTTTACTTCTTAAACCCATGGTAAATTCCTTACCTTGTTGTTTTCTTCGGGTATTTTCTAATAGTTTTTCTTGTTCAGCTAAAGTTTTATTTACTAATTGTTCAGCTTTGACAAATTCTTTAGCTGCTCTCGTAGCTTGTGGTGTACCTACTGCAACTTCTCTAAAATTTTTACTAGCTTGATTTAATACTGTATTAACTCCATTAATACTTTTTACAAGTTCAAGATTACCTTTTTGATAATTTTTTATTGATTTATTTGCATTATTTATTAAAGTTTCTGTAGATTTAAGTTTTTTATTAAGTTGATCTAATTGTTGAGATTGTACTTTTACACCAATATCAATATTATAATTAGCCACTTGATATAAAAATTAAAACATTTTCTCTATATTACCTCTTTTTACCTCGTAAAGCACTAGATCGTTGTGCTTGTTCT